AAGTTCTTGGAATCCATCAAAGAGAGAATCTTTCTTTTCTTGGTTCCCTTCCTCAAGCTCCATCGTCGTTCCATTCGATACCGCCACCGCGTGGAGGTATCGAAGCCCTCGAGCATAAGGCAACTCCCACAAAACAAAGTCATCATCCCGGCCGGTCACCGGCACTAGGGCGGAAACGTAAGTCGCCCACCAAGGAGCATCGTCACCAGGCGGGTCAATTAGGTTTTCGAAGCCCGACGGGCTCTCTTTTTTTTTGGCACTGCTCGAGCGGCCGAGATCGCTTTTCGCTCTGCTTCGACGACATCCCAAAAGTCCATCAAAGTTTGGTCCTCGAGGTCAAATCCAAATGCCCTGGTTGAAATCTTCCATTCTTCATCGCTAAGGATTGAAAGCTCGGCAAGCTCTTCCCCGCTCGAGACCGATACCATGAAAGCTTCAAAGACGTCAAACGAGTCGACTGAGTCTCCTTCCTTTAGAGTTCCCGCAAAAAGCTTGTTTCCCTTGTCCTCGAGGAGAGCAATACGCCCGGCCGTGAGAGGGTGAAGGGTATAGTCACCCACCTTTGGACGTTTTGAAAAAAGAGTCAGCACTAGGTTTTTGTTTTTTTGCTTACTCATTTCGACATCCTTCCCAAAATAGTTTCCTGAGTTTCGGCTGACGCGTCCAGGGGAAGCATTGCAAAGCTTTTGCCTCGGCTTACCCATCCGTAAGGAACTTTTTTATTTATAAAATCCAAAAGTCCCCGGTAGTTTTTGACGGCCGCGATGGCATAAGCGAAAGGATGCTCTGGATTGCTTTCGACCCATTCAGTTCCTTGCGACCAATACGAAAGAAGCTCTCGAGTCCGAAACTTTCCGCAATTGGAAAGCGGCTTAAAGTAAAATTGATAAGTCGACCCGCTAAGATGTTCGCGAGTAATGATCCTGCATGGCTCCGCGTCGACCGGCTCGACCCCGAGGGCCATAAGGGCCCCGGCAAGAAGTGAATCTCTCGTGTCGAAATTTGCTTCGTCACTGTTGCCGCCCATCGAGACGACCGGGCCACCCCGTTTTAGATTTTGTTCTGTCATCAAAAAGTTTCAACCCGTCAACCAGGGCACAAAAAAGCGGCCGCCGGGAGATGAAAGACACACACTCTTTCCCGAAGGCCGCTCGTTTTTTAGATGAGAAAATTATTGAGCCGCACCCATGAACGGCTTGAAGACTCCGGTCAGGTCTAGGCTCTTAAATGCCTTATTTCCGTATCCCAAACTTACCCCGGTGAGGATTGTTTCTCCGGCGTCGTCGTCAGAAGCTCCATCTACAAAACTGGCGGCGTCGATAGAATTAGCAACTGCAAGAGAGGCGCCCAGGTCTGTAGAAAAAGCAGTCCCACCAGTTTTAACAAATCCGTTTATTGAAATTGTTGCTGAAGCATTTGTAAAACCTCCCGCGACATCGTCCCCAGATTCATCAGGAAGGAAAGTCTCGTCGACGCTATACCCGACCGAAAGGTCTTGGGCATACATTCCGACCTCTGCGGTGACTCCAAAAACAGCCGCTCCATAAATCTTTGCGCTCATACCCCGCGGAATGCCGTCAACCTTTATGACGGGTCGAGGCCAACAATCACCGCCGAGAATCCCACTCGGCCCAGGAGAAACTTGTCCTCTTGTTGAAAAGCTCCGTCCGTTGTTCGAAGGTCAAAAACTTTGAGCTCATCACTTCCCAGGCCGCGAGCGTTGTTTGTATCGTTCATCCAATCGATTGCCCGAGCTCGAAGCGCGTCGTTAACCTGGGACAGCTCGCTTCTTTGGGTTGCGTCCGCGACGTCGCGGTTCCGAAACTTCAAGATCACCTCACCGTCGAGCTCATAAACCCCGTCCAGTGCCTCGTGCTCGACCGGGTCTTGCGCGTCTATTATCAAAGTCTTTGCCGCCTTGGTGCCGCCATAGTCTCGTAGCCTGGGAGTTAGGTTTAAAGACAGGTCTTGATTCAAAAACTCGCCCAGGGCGACTAGAAGCCGATCAGATACCACCATGCAGAGAACCCGGCTCGTCAATCGTCAGCGGTTAATTTTGCGCTCGGCCTTTTTAAGCTCGGCCTTGACTTTTCTTCTCAGGACATTTCTTAAAACGCGATCTTTTGACCTCATCACTTTCTTAAGTCCCCGCTCGCCCATTACCCGATCACTGGCAACGTGAGCGGGCTCGGCCTTGAATGTCCAAATTGCCCCAAAAATGCTTTTTTTGCGCCGCGAAGAACCGGCCGTCTTCCATCTCTTGACCCAGGCGGAAAATCTTCCTTTTAAAACTCCAGGGTCGCCACCCATCACCGAACCTTTTGCAGTTCCCACAAGCTTCAAAACGTCTTCCTGGTAAATTCGATAAACACTTCCAAGGATCATGGCTTCCCGTCCCTGCCTTGTCCTACCTCGAGCTCCTCGCCGAGACTGGTGGAACCTTCTAGCCTCCGAAACCGAGGTAATGACTCCTCGACTTCCTCGAGCGGATTCCGGCATCACTCGAAAAATGTTTCGAAGGTCTTTTCGAACCGCCCCGCGTCCCTGGGCGAGTGCTTTGTTTCCGGTGCCAAATGGTTGGACGTTTCGAACGACAGTATCTCGAACAGCCTTGGCCGCCTGGTTCGCAAATTCACCGGCAGAAAGACCAAGCTTTTTTCGGAACTTCTCGGTTTCCCTGGCCAGCTCTCGAGCTCCCTGGACTTTAACCTTAAGCCTCATTTTTTATCCTTTTTGCCATACTGAAACGAATCCCAATCCGACCCACGGTCTTCGTTTTTATTGAGCCACTTATCACAAGCTTCCCTGACCTCATCGAGAAGGCGAACCGCTCTAAACTCAACCCCGCAAAACCTTTGCATCCCTGCTTTCGAGCCGGTGCCGCGGCCGCGGTGTTTATAGGCTAAGCCATTGTTTCTTTTTCTCATAATTTTAAACGGTTTCTAGTTCGACGCTCCAAGCGACATCTCCTGGCTCTAGTAGGCATTCTTCGACTCGATACTCGACCGAATCCAACACAACCGCGGTTTCCCTGGGAAGCCCAGCGGCCGGGAGGTTTGCAGTTCGAACCCGGACCATCACGCGGCCCTCGTTTTCGAACCCACCGGGCTCGGCTCCCTGGACGACCTCGAGCCCCGACCGTGAGCAAGCAAAGGTCGAACCATTGTAAGTCATCGAACCAGGAAAAACGCTTTCGAGCGATTCCTGGGCTTTCTCTAAAAATGCAATCCGCGACGTCGCCAAACCCATAACCAGAGCCAGGTCGTCAATTTACCAGGGCACAAAAAAAGCGCGGAAAGCCCCCCAGCCCTCCGCGCTTGCAATGGTTGTTTTAAATCCTAGGTTCCGTCTGTGATGATGGCCCCAGCGGTAGCGTCACCAACAGCAGCACCAAGCATGACCGAAATGTTCATGTAGCGAGTGCGCGTCCCAAGATCAGTGAAGCTTGAGAGGTAAGCGGTCAAACCTCCAGGAAGCTCAACTGCCTCATAAAAGCTGAGAAGATCCTGGATTTCATCGTCCATGATTGGCTCGCCCGAAGCGATTGCAAGGGCGTCAGCACTTCCGCAGAAACCGATCACTTTTGCTTCGGCCCCTGCCCAAGCGTTATTCATTCCAATCGAATCAAATCCATAGGCTCCAGATTGACCAGGTAGAAATGAATCGGCGTTGGTTGGAAGGAGCTTAGAATAATATCCGCCATCAAGAATTAAGTGACGAGTCGGAAAGTCTTTGCAAGCCCCCCAAACGGTCTGAAGATCGCTTGAGTCAAAGTTTGCGGCGGTTGAGTCAAGAACAGCGGCCCCATAATTAGCGGCTGTAATTGGAGCAAAGATAGCGTCCCGGCAAGCGGTTCCAATGACCTGGAGATTCTTGCGAAGAAGTGAGCGAAGACGGTGACCGTTATTGAGCTCAGCTTGAGTAACCTTGAACGAAATCGAGTGCTGGTTGACCACAACGGCCCGAGCGATCTTGGTCGAGTCGCTGTTTGAAGTATAGCTCGAAGGGTTAGTCTGAGCGGTTGCGCCACCCGAAACAACTTCGACCTGGATGCGGGATCCTGGAGCGACCGGGTTGACAGCGACGTCGAGACTGAAATTGTCGAGCAATCCCAGGACCGGCCCGAGAGTGGTAATTGATTCTTCAGCGAGTGTATCCACAGCTAAAGCTGATGCGAATGAGTTTGCCATTTTTTTAGATAGTTAAGTTTTTTTGGTTTTAGTTTTTCGCCCGTTACTCCGATTGGAGTCTTTCGATTTCTTTGCGGTTTTTTGCAAAAAATTCTCTTCGTTCCTGACCTGGTTGCATTGCCAGGTAAGTCTCGAGGACGTTGCCAACATTTTTGGCATTCGGAGCCGGAAGGTCGCTCGCTTCTGCAAAGTCAAAACCACACTCAATTAAGCGGGATTCGACTGTCAGCGCACAGCTTTCCAGCTCCTTGTTTTCAGCTCGTAAAATCTCAAGCTCGGCTTGGACCTTTTCAAGCTCATCAACCCGGCCGGAGAGTTCCGCCTCGAGTTTGTCAGCACGTTGGAGAGCAGCTTTCGCGCTCGATCCCTCGTATTTATCGGCGCACTTATCACCTGATAGTGCTGCCAAAATTCTGGCCCAAGCAGAAAGCTCTTTTTTCGCCTTTACTTCGTCCTGTAATTCTTCTTCGATTTCCTTTTGATCGGCCTCGATGTCAGACGCCTCCTCTTCGGATTCTTGGGCTTGGTCTTTCTCGAGTGAGTCTTCGATTTCTTCAACCTGGTCTTCCTCGAGGGCGGGCTCTTCGGCCTGAAGCTTAAGGACTGCTTCGGGCACATTTTCAAATTTAGAAGCTAAAGTGTCTAGGTCTGCACAAGCAGCCGCCTTGACTGGCTCGAGAACACGAGTTGCAAATCCATGCTCGACCGCGTCTTCGCCATTCATCCAAGTCTCGGCCGCCATCATCTCGGCAATTTCTTCCCGGTCTTTCCCGGTCGCGTTGGCATAAAAATCGGTTACGTCGTCCTGGAGCTTTCTCATCAGGGCCGCCATACTTTCGAGCTCCTCGGCTTCTCCAAATGCTCCGCCGCTTACGTTGTGGATCATCACATAAGCATTTTGCGGGACTTCAATTTCGTCGGCTGACATTAAAACGACCGACCCCATCGAAGCAGCAAGCCCTTCGACCCTGGCAACAACGTGCGCCGGGTGGTTTTTGATTCCGTTGGCAATAGCCCAGCCATCAAGGACCGAACCACCCGGTGAATGAATCCGCAAATCTATTGTATCAACGTCGTTTCCAAGTGCCTTTAGCTCTCGCAAAAACTCGGAACCAGAAACATCCCAGCCACCGATCGGCCCCATAATGTCGACCCGTGCGACGCGGCCGCCTTCGTTCCGCGGCTCGAGGTCCGCCGAGTTGCTGATTTCAAACCAAGATTCTTTTGCCATAGCTTGACCGTATTGCGTCAACTACAGAAATTTCGTCACGATCTTTGTGAACTTAGTCCACCCCCAGCCCATGTCGTCGACAATGTAACCAGGCTTCCCAATGACCTGGGAAAAATAGCTTTCAAGACCAAACCGCTCCACCACCGCGGCGGCGTGTGGTCGTCCTCGAGCAGTCCACAAAATGACCTCAAACCCCTCAAGCTTTTTTTGCTTTGCCCAATTCGCAAGAGGCCAGTTGATTTTTCCACGCTTTAGGAGCGTCCCGTCGACGTCAATCGCGATGCACTGCGCGGGCGCAAACTTACTTTTTGCCATTGCTATTCGACTAACCCGGCCGCGGCCCGCTGTTCGTTAATGTAAGCTTTTTCCCTGGCGACCTTAGCCTCCTCGGTTTTCCAGTCTTTGCCCTGGCGAGCCCACCATTCTTCCCGAGTCATTAGTCCCTGATCGAGGAGAGCGAGGTCGAGCTTGCCGTCGCGGCCCCGGTCGATTGTCAAATCAGCTTGTGGAATCCAAGACGTTTTCCACCAAGTATCTTTCAGCTCGGGCGGAATGACCAGGTTGCCACGTTTTGCCTCTTTAGCAGCGAAGTACATCCAAATTCGTTGGCAATCTCGTCTCCCGCGTTCTTGCTCGTCAGCGACAAAACGACGAGTTTCCGCCATCACAAAGCGCATTCCTGGACCGTTCATTTTTGACGCATCCCAAAGAACTTCGGGAGAAAGCCCACCGTGAGGAAGTCCCCAAGCCATGTCTCGAATGAGCCAGGACAAAAGCCCGAGCACGTTTGGATGAGGCCGCGTGTCGTTCATGGTTTGCAAGCTTTGCCCTGGAGCAAATTCCTGGAACCGACCGCCTTGGACAACATCTTCGACGCTTAAAATATTCCCATCCGGTAAAGTTTCACCGGCCCCTAAGTTTTCAACCTCTGCAATCTCAGCCGTTTCTCCAGCCGCCTCGAGGAACCCTCGAAGGTCTTCGCCAGGGTCTTCGCTGTTTTCGGTGTTGGCCCCTTGTTCAATCCAAGCTCCCCACAAGGCAGCGACCTTAACCGCGTGTTTCGTGTCGGCTATAATTTCGACCATATCCAGGAAATTGGCCACCGCGTGAGCAAGGCCCGACACTGATCGAACCCGCCCGGCTCTTCCTCCGATTGAATGATAGATGGACCGGTCGCGAGAGACGACTTTGGACGCTTTCCCATCCTCGTCTAAAAGTTGAAATCCCGAGCGTCCTCCAAAGCGGTCCAAAAAGATTCCATCATATAAATTTTCCGGTTGGTCCCGTCTCCCTTGACCGTCGCCGATTTGGTTGCCCTCGTAACACATGACCCGAGCCGCTCCGTCTGGGCCTGACGCCAAGACAGTCAAACAATCGCCGGTCCTTATTTTTGATTCGCGAACCCAAGTTTGCCAATCGTTAAAATCAAAATTTCCCGCGGCATCGAATGCCAGGTGATTTTTGAACCGGTTCCCAACCTTCTCCTCGATTTCCGCTTCGAAGTCGGCATTTCCGGCCTGGCTCTGCGGGTGAAGATTTCCAACCAGTCGAGCCGGTCCTTCGATTGCTCGTTTTACAAACCCGACATTTTGCTCGGCTGCTTCGACCTTCCTAGAAATCTCCAGCCGCTCGGTCGGTGAGACTCTTCGCTTCGGATTAAGCGACGGCATGACAACCCGGCCGCGTCGCTCGGAATGCCTGGCGGCATCCCAGGACGAAATCATTTTGACTAGGTCAGATTTTGTTTTTGGAAGCCCGTCAACTAGGCTCTTCGAGGCCGCTTTCCTGGCTTGAACTTTTTTCCCTGCCCGAGTTCCTCGCCGTGATTTTTTTGAGTCCTGCCCCATGACGCGGAGCGACTACGTCAACCGATTAAAATCCCCACTCGCGGAATCTAAAATTCACATGATTCATTTTGCGATTTGGTCCGCCATTTTCGGCTCCGGCATCAATACGCTTTCTCAGACCGATTGCCGCCTCATAAGTTCGCACCTTTAAGTCCAGGGCACCAGACCGATATTCTCCAGTCGTGCCTGATTCTTTCATATTGGCACCGGTCACCACTACGTCGGCCGACATCGCCTCCTCGAGCTCCGCGGTCGCGGCGTCGAGCTTGGTGGTTAGTTGCTCGACAGTGTGAAGCCTGGCAAGGCTTCTAACTAGTGCCCGATTGATCGGTTGGCTCATATCGAGCCCCGCCTTGTCAATCTCTCACCGCGGACCGGCACCAAACATCCCGACCAATCACCGACATTTTGACCGCGTCCCCAAAGTCGTTCCCTGGTTCGTGCTCCCAGGCCCATTTCCCGGCCTTTTTGATTTGATACTCTCGGCAGAGCTCGAGGAGAAACTCGTCATCTCGAAGGGCATCAACGGGAAAGGTCAGCTTTCCAAATTGCTCGACCTCTACTCCGTCCTCGTCGACCTGGTCGCGGTCAAGAATGAGCGTTCGATAAAGAAGCCTCCGATATGAATCATCGTCGTAGTGAAGCACCTTGACCAACCTCATCCCCTCTTGAGTTGTTTTAAAAACCCGGCTTTTACTCCATCGAAGAAGGTCGCCACCCCGCTGGCGGACTTGCATTCCTCCGATTCCTTTTGATGGATTAAAAATTGGCGCAAGCTTCGAGCAATTCTTTCGAACCTCATAAGTTCGGTGGCCGCCCTCGTCGGTCAAATTGCATCGGACCGAATACTTCACTCCCTCGTGCTCGATCCCGGCTCGAGCCCAGGACAAAAAGTTTTTCCAGGTCAGGAACGACCCCCAATCTGAAACCATAATATCACCTTCGGCCGAATAACCGACTTTGACCGCCTTCCATGAATCGTCCTGAGTATCCGCAAAAACTCCGCAAAGAATGGGTTTTTTAGAAACCGTTCCCCGCCTGTAATCTCCGCACATCTCCCGAACGTCACTCAAGCGCACCCTTCGAGCTCCGCCTTCCTTCCAGGCTTCCCCGAGTCGATCCTGCAAAAATCCTTTGAGCTTTACCGGCTCGCGACCGGCCGCGTGTTTTTCCACCGCTAGGTTTCCCCAGCGTGAATTTTCCCAAAGTGCATAGAGGTCATTATGGTAAAAGCTCATTCTTTTAGGGAGCCAACCAGGCACCTTTTCCTTCGCGTCGCCTTCCCCTTTCTCAAGGTAATTCGTGGCCCGGACTTCCCCGTTCGCGAGCATTTCTTTCTTGTCGCTCTCCTGGTGCATTCCGCCACAAGCTTCACACTCGTATTCTGCCCCTTGGATCACCTTTGCCAGGTCAAGGTCGCCAAATTTGTCGCGCAAATGTTGATAGCGAACCTGGCTCATTTTAAGAAATTGAAAATGCCCGCAATGTTTGCATGGAACAAAATCCCGGTGACCGCTCCCGGTTGTCACAAGCTGCCAAATTTGGCCCTCCTCAATGGTAGGTTTTGAAAAGCCCAGAATTTTTCCGCTGACAGTTGCCTTTCCCCGTTGCGCGAATAAGTGAACGGTCGAACCGTCGACCTTTGTTTCTTTGTGTGTATCGATTTCATCGATCACCACCAGGACAACCCCTGGCTTTGAAGCAGCCTGACCGACTGAACCAGCTCCGACAAAATAAACTTTCATTCCAGGAAGCGAAATGACGTCGCCTTTCAAATAAGACTCTGGAAGCTTCTCAACAATGTCCCCCATTGACTGGGAGCTTTTTAAAAAGTCGACGTATCTTTCCGCGATCGCTCCCGCGTTTTTCTGTGCGTCGATACCATATACAATATTCCCAGGAGCATAATCAGCCCTTCGAACCATCTCCATTAATGAATGAGCAGTGACCGCAGCCTGGGAACCTTTAGCCCCGTAACACTCCCGCCAACGCTCACCGCCCCCGCCGTCCAAAAATTCTTCGAGAAACCGAGAAACCGACGGGGTCATCTCGCGGGAATACGGCCCGGCGTAATCTGCATTTTCGGCCGATCCAAGAATGATATTTTCCTCGCAATAATCGCCAAAGTTTAGCCGAGCTCGAGGAACCCAAACACGTTCCTGGACTTCTCGCGAAAAGGTCGAGATTTCAACCCCGATTGAATCTAAAAAATCGCTTTTCATTTCTCAGACAAAACTTTCTCGAGCTCCTTGTCCCAAACTCGTTCCCATTCTTTATCGGTGACCGTTTCGAGAAGTCCCTGGCGAGCTTGCACACCCAAGACCGAGCCGCTGATTTTTTTGCGGAGGTCCCTCTGGACTGGTTCGAATTCTTTTAAGACCCATTCGCGAAGAAGCTCACGAGCCACCTGGACAGCATCGTCGCCTTTTTGAGCGGCCCGTTTCATTTCGCTTGCTTCTTTCCATTGCCTTCGAGCTTCGCTTGTGCTCACTCCTCGAACCCGAAGGACTTCATACATTTTGGCGGCCCGTTCTTCTTCCTCAACGATTCTCGAAAAGGTCAAATCCATCCCCACCCGCTCCAGTGCTTTTTTAATGACCTCGATCGGGCCCAGGTCAATCTCAACCTGGTCGACGACCTCGAGCCCCATCTCAATTCGAAGCTCTCTGGCCCTGGTTTCAATTTCTCCTTTCGGAGCTTTCCCAAATGCGTCGCGATACCATTCGAGAAGATCGTCAGGATTCTTAGTTTCAAAAGGAACAACGTCCCCAAGCTCTCCCGCCTTCTCAATCCAATTTTTGACAGTTCGAAGAGTCACACCCCACCGTCGAGCCCAGAGTCGTTCTTGATTGTCCACTTCTTTGAGTTCGTGAGTCATTGTTTTGGTTTTTTAGGTGTTAGGTCGAAACTAGGTTTTCCATAATTTGGATTCCATAGAGCCGGGAATCTCGGATTTCGTCGTTGACTCGTTCCCGTTTTTTGCGGACCCGCCAATCGGGCTTTTTTGTAAAAAGCTCGCGAGCAAAAGGACTCTTTTCTTTATAAAATGGAACGACGTCTTCTTGAGCACACCATTCGTGATAAGCCGAAAACACATCCTCCATCCAAACACAAAGCCGCGTGATTTCTCCGTTGTCTTCTTTGTGTGGGTATTCTTTTAGGATCCCAGATTTTAAAAACGTCTCGACCTGAGCTCGGTGTTTTTTAAAATCATCAGTTGCTTGTTTGCTTCGCTCGGTATGAATAAACCGCCCCCGCTCTTTTAATCTTCTGTAACCAACCAGGGCCCAATTCAAAATCCCAGACATTTCGGCACGAAACTTTTCTTGGAAGTTAAACTCAATTCCATCTCGGTCGATTGGCTTGTCAAAATTAACCTGGATAAAACGACGCTCAAACCCGGCCGAACTATCGGCCGACATTGGCAGGACGTTAGACTCCATCACAACCCGGCATTTCGGCCTAAAATCGTAGCCCTGCCCATATTTTACGTCGACCGCCACGGGATCACCCGAAACGATCGCTTTGATCAAACCGATATGCTTGAGCGAGTGACGGGTCAGCTCCTTACAAAGCGCAAGCGATTTACCAACCAACTGCGAACGCATAAAAGCATTGTCTAGCTCAGTGAGCTCGACCGCGACCTTGTTGTCTTCACCAACCAGCCACTCGAGGACATCAACACAAGTCGACTTTCCGGTTCCTCCGTCACCATAAAAGAAAAAGAAGCTGTGGTAGTTGATATGAGTCGCCAGGCAATAGCCAAAAATCTCCTGGATTTGGTCTCGAGTTTCTTGGTCTTCCTGGCGTTCTTCAAGCCATGCCAACCACTCCGGGCACTCGGCCCCAGGTTCGAATCGATGGGGAGTTTGGACGGTCGTCAGATGTCCGGCCCTGTGAGGCAAAAGTTTCCCGGCCGCGACATCCAAAAGACCGTTTCGAACCGGAAACATTCCTGATTTCTGACTATTTAGAGCCTCTGGGAAAAAGACCCTTTCGCTCATTGCCAATCGAACCACTGAAGCGACAAGCGCAGAAGTAATAATCGAACCACCACCGCAAGCACAAATCCGCCTCCTGACCTGTCTCTCGATCCAAGTTTTTTCGCGTCGCTTTTCCCAAATTCCGATTGATGGATTCCACTGCCAAAAAGAGTCGCCGCAATAAATTAAGTTTTCGATTTTAACTAAAAGCCTGGCAAGCAAATCCTGATCGACAGACATCCCGCCGTTGTTTCTTAAAACGATACAATCCGAAAACAAGTCAAGCTCTTCGACACCGGCCAGTTCGGCCTGGTCCATCAGCTTTCGATATTGTTCCTCGATCGTGATCCCAATTTCCCACTCGCCTTCGAGCCAATCGGACACGTCCCAACCTGGACGGGCTTGTTTAGATAAGCTTTCGAGATGAAGCACCCCGACGCGGTCCGCAACCTTGAATATTTCACGCGCTACTAGGTCAGCCCCCTCGAGGCCCGGCTTGTCAAAATCTGGAATGACGACGACCCACCGGCCTCGGAAAAACTCCCCGAATTCATCCCGCCACTTTCCGGCTCCCATTGGCAAACAGGTCGCGACAACTTCGAGCCCGTCAGTCGATAAAGCCTCCAAGTTCTCGACATCCTTTTCTCCTTCGACCAAAAAGATTGGCTCACATTTTGGAGCGGCGAGAAGCTCTGGCAAATGGTAAGGCACGACCCTGGAATCTTTGAGCGACCAAACGAATCCCCCTCGAACCGTTGCCTGGTCGTCGTCCTGGTTGGCCGGTCTTCTTTGTCGAAAACTTTTGGGCTCCATTCTTAGCGTTTGGTGGAGCAATTTTCCTTTTTCGTCTTGGTAATCGTATTCCCGGACAATCTCACCAAACCCGGTCGATTTTGGCTTTTGCTTTTTTGGCACCTCGACCCCCTCGAGCCGATCGGCAAGCGACTTTTTAGGAAGGACAGGCGGAGCTTCTTTTGCTGGCTTCCAGGGTTTGCTCGGGCTCGAAGTTTTTCCACCAGTTTCCCAGGGAACTCCCGCAAGCTCGCAATAAAGTTGCATCGCCTCTTTTGTCGGTATCCCTCTCGCGGCCTCAATCAACTTGATTTCGTCGCCGCCCTCGCCCGTGCCGTGGTCTTTCCAAAGCCCGACCCCGTCGCGGCTAAAGACTGAAAACGAAGGCGAATTGTCTTCCCTAAATGGCGAGCAAATCTTTGCCTCTCCTCCTCCTCCGCCCCACGCTCCAACTTTGTCGGCCCCTTGTAATCCCAGAGCCCCAAAAAGATTCCAAATCGGAAGCTTTGCCCGACACTCGTCCATGTCCGCCATTAGTTTGACCCTCCTTTTTGGTATGAACGGACCGGCAAAATTTCCCCTTCCCTTTCGATCTCGCGCATCATCACAAGCGACCCGAGCGGCGGAGCAAATTCGCTTCCTTCAATCTCCTCGAAGCCGACAGCCTCAAAAAAAGAAATCGACTCCTCGCGCATTCCTCCCGGACTGACCAGGACAAAAGCTCGATGGCAACCCGCATCTCGAAGCTCAAAGAGTCCCTGGCGAACCAAAGCCCGGCCAAGCCCATCCCGTCGATTCCCAGGAGAAACAAATAACCGGGTCAAAGTTCCATGCCCCGACACCGCGCAAAGCTTCGCTGAAATGGTTCCCACGAGCGACCGATATTCCCGCCAGGTAATGAGAACTTCTCTTCCCGCCCCAGTTGTGACAATCAATTTTTCAATCATGCCGCCACCCTCTCCATCCAAAACTCAGAGACCCCCAGCAGAGCAGCAATACGACGACCTCGAAGGTCTTCCGGCTTGAGACCGTCGAGAAGATACCAAACGACCAGGGCACTCTCATCGAGCTCCTCAATAGATTCCTGGCACCGTGACAAAAGCGCCCCTTTCCACTCTGGAGATTCTTTCTCGAGGACCTCGCGACACAACTCGACGCGGGAAAAATACTCGTCTTCTAAAAAAACATTCTCCGCGACCGCCCAGGGATTCCAGGTCGTCGACCTTGTGACCGGGTCGAACGAAACGACAACCGGTTCGGGATTTTCCTCGAGCTCCTCCTCTTTTACCTCCTCGAGTTTTGGCTCGACCGCTTTGCTCCGACGGGCTCCCAGGGTAACCTCGAGACCCGCCGACTTTGCCGCCTTCTCCGCCGACTCAATGACAGACCGATCGACCAACTCGGCCGCCGAAATCTCTCCTCCTCGAACCCCGCCAACCGGGACCAGGACAACCGGGACGCCATGGACCTTTGCCAGGTCGCCCCAGGTCAAACGCGATTCCTCCTGGCGAGCCGCAAGTCCGCCGATTTGCTCGGTCGCAAGCTTCCATTTTCCGACCCCTTCGCCATACGGTCGAACGTATTGCGACCAGGACTCCGGGTCGCTTAAACCCTCAACATTTTTTCCAGCCTTCGCTTTGTAATTTTCAACGAAAGCATTCCAACGCGCTTTCGATTCTCTCGGGACGCGATACCTTTCGTCGATCATTGCCCGAAGAGTTAGCACCGGGACGGGCTCCTCGATCTCGAGAACTTCCTGGACAAATTGCTCGCACTCGCTCGAATCAACCTCAAGCAAATCAGGGACCGACGCCAAGGACACTCGACCGGCCCCGACCGCCTCTTGGGCTCCGCCTGGAAGTTTGCCCAGGTCGAGCCGAAGTTGCAGCCAGTCGTTTGTTTTGCCTAGCGACTTGGCAAGCTCTTCCCCTTTGACCCCAAGCTCTTCGAGCTCACGCACTCCAGCGAGCTCTTCGGTCGCCGACAGGTTAGAGCGTTGGATATTTTCGATGAGTTGGATCTTTCCGACCTCTTCGTCACTCAAATCACGAACCCGGCACGGAAGCGACTCAAGTCCTAGGGCTTTGGCGGCCCGGTAACGACGCTCCCCCGCCACGATCTCGTAATAGTCGCAAATTGGACGAACTAACAAGTACGACAAAACCCCTACCGACTTAATCGAATCCATCAGCTCAAACTGATCGACGTCCCGGAAATCTTTCCGAGGATTTGAATCGGAGGGCCTTAGCCTCGCAATCCTGATTACCTTAATTTCATCTTCTGTCATATTTTTTACTTCTGTGTTTTTGATTTTTGAAAACTTTCTATGCGAGCCGCCCGGCTCTTTTCCCTTTGCCCGTTCCCTTGTTGCCAGGTTGCCTTGGCCCTTCCGCCCGCCGCTTCGATTGGCGCATTACATTCCTTCCGCACTCGCTTCGCGGTCCAGGTCCGGCTCTCACCAAAGGCTCTAGCGAGTCCTCTCACCGACCAGCTCTCGAGCTCCGCATGATTAAAAAACCGCCCGATTGCTAAGAGCCGCTTGCCCAAATCTTCCTGGTCGGGATTATCCCAAAACCAACTGTCTAGCACTTTAACGACGACTGGCTTTGACTCCCAGCCTCCGCATTTTTTGACCGCTCCAAAAAGCGGCACAAATCGAAAGCCCCCTCTGTGCCCGAAAGCAGCAGCAAGTCGCGACGCGTTTTCTCCGACCTTGGCCAAATCGTTATTTTTAGCCCACCCCTCGAGGACCAGGTCGAGCATCACACCAACCACCACCGCCCGAGCCGCCACCGACGAAGAATCCCCTTCCTCGATCCTTTCCAGGATCTCCGACGGATTCAATCGCGCATCACCAAAGGCTGACCAGGCGGATTCTCCGCCGTGCTTAGCATAGGCCGCGTCTAAGACCTCAGCCTCAATCGTGTCCCGGCCCGAGCTCATTTTTTCAGATACCTCGCGGCCGCTAAATTATAAACCGCCTGGACCTGGCCCGTCGTAAGCTCGCTGCGACCCATTGCTTTTGAAACTGTCGCTCTTGACCAATATACCCAACTGTAATGACGGCCGCCGTAAAAATCACCGACTCCGGCAGCCGCGCAATCTCCATATTGATAATGAAGCGAAGCTCCAACCTGGCGGGGCCAGGCATACTTTCGACGACGCGACTTTCCTAAAAGCTCACCCTTTGAGATTCCAAAAATCTCAGTGACAGCCGAGACGACCGCGTCGCTCCATTTTGGAAAAGCAACGGGCACCATTTCGGTCTCATCCAACCGCCCAAGACTTGATCCAGTGCGCCTAAAAGTTTCTTTTGCGTCATAGGTTTTCACTTGCAGCCCCCTTTCCTCCAGGCATTCCAAGAATCTTTGGTAACCAAAAGCCGCCCAGTTCCATGCACCCGGTCAAGAGCTCCGTCTTGCACTAGGCGACTTATTGATTTTTGAGACAAGCCTGACCGTCTCGCCGCTTCTTCAAGCGTAAGAGGGTCGTCTCGCTCTTCGCTTGGAACAAGTAGACCCTCACGCTCGGCCGCTTCAAGCAAAGCTGGAACCAAAAGACCCAAAGTCTCTTCGCCAATTTCAAGGGAAACTTTCATTTGAGTGCCTCCCTCTGATTTCTTAAATTTTCGATCTCAAACTCGAGCTCAACGACCCGGCCTTCAATGGCCTGGTTTTTTGTCTCGCTATTTTTTCGGTTTCCGCGCAACTGTTTCACGGTGAGCAGCTCAAAGCGGATTAATTCTAATTTGATTGATAATAAATCTTTCATAAAAGTTTCCTTTGACGGAATAAGTTTCTTCCAAAGGATTATGTTAGGGGCAAGAAAAAACTTTCTTATTAAGGAAATTTTTCTTATTAAGGAGTTATGAAATTTGCTTCAACTGCCTTGTCCTCAATCATTGCTGCATCTTTCGATGGGAAAAAAAATAATTTAGCCTTAGCGGTTGGTTGCCTTCCAAATGTCATAACAAAGCTCACGAGCGGACAAATTTTCACTCCGCAAACTCTCGAGCTAATTTGCAAAGGCTTAAGCAAAGATGATTCCCGAACCCTTTGCGCGGCGGTTTGCCGAGACCAGCTCCCAAAGGAATTTCACGACATCATTGCAACCGCGGAACAACAACCAAACCAGCGAACCCTTCCACGGCTGGACAAAAAAACCGAGGACATCATTTTAAATCTGGCCGACCTTTGTTCAAAAGACAGCGGAGCTCGAGAATGGCTTCACCAGCTTTCAACCTGGATGTTCGAAAAATAATTTGCCTTTTTTTACCAAAGCAAAAAGGGGAACGTGCCCCAAAGATTTTTTAGCGGTTTGTCCACCATCCACTAACCACCCACATAAAACTCCTATATATATATATATATATACTATTTCACCCCTTTTATAGGGTTTTATTTAATGCTTAAACTTCTAAGGAATTACCTTGGACAGTTGGACAGATAGAAATAAAACACTCAATAAAAGTGACTTAGACTTTCCACCCAACAAAAAGCTAGGGTGGCTTTTGGTTGGACAAATTACCCTTCGTTGGACAATTTCGGCCAACCTTGTCCACCCAATTAGCCACTCAAAAAGAAACCTCGGCCGCTCGTTGGACAAGATTTCGCAGTAGCAGAATCCGCGCAAAAATGGCCAAAAAAGGGACCATTTAGAGAGCCCGAACCCTTAGGGCAGGTCTTTGCATTTGTAGTGCGCTCCTGGGCAGATTACCGGCCAAAAGGTTCCAGGAACGACCAGGGAAAACAGAAAACCAAAAAACCAGGATCATTTCTCCGTTTATAATGCGAGACCCCAC